ACTAGGATAACATATAGTATAATAGATATTATGAATAATGTAATAGTGCCTCAGGAATGGCCAAGAAGGAAAAAAGTAAGATTTATTTTCACTGTAGTGTTAGTCGTAATAGTGCTATTTATAATTACGCTATAGGAGGCAAGATGATCCATCATGTTGCAGAACATGTTCTAAAAGCTAAATTGCAAGATTTGCCATTCTCTGTTTTAAAAAATGCGGTGGGTAATCCACCATCTAAAAAAGATTTTTTAAATTATCTCAATGTAGATATCATGACAAAATCAAGAATACCTATACCACATAAGGATCTTCATAATTTTCCAGAATGGGAAGATATCAGAAAAAATTTAAGTAGAATTTATGGCAATATAGAAACTGATTACAATAGCATAATGCAAACTAGTGAAGAAGCTGTCGGATCAATACATGCAAGCATGCACCATGATTTATCTGATGTAATACATTTGAATTGTTACGGCAGGGTGGAGTGGCTACTTGTTGATCCATATGAATTTAGGAATAATAAGAATCGATCTGAAATAGAAACTAGGGTTATACTAGAACCTGGAGATCTGTTGTATATGAGAGCACAGACTCTTCATGAGACAATACCATTGACTGAAAGAGGATCATTGATTTTTATGAATTTGCCTTATAATGATGATGAAGAGATTCCTCTTAATAGAGATAAGCAAAGAGAAGAATTTATTGAGTATATTGAAAAGGGGGTTATTCCTAGTGAAGTTAGACCCAAAGCTACAAGACATTTATAATAAACTAGTTATCAGTTCTTTGATAATTATGTCTGCATATATTGCACTTATTATTTTAATGTAAAAAAACGGGGGAGATAGGTGAAACCTAAACCCTATATGCCATAATCACCTATATACTACATATACACACATAAGCATACTCATCTTAGTATAACTATACTGGAGTCATTTGGGTCAATTGGGTCTAGAAAATTCTATAAGGCTGTTTTAATCATCTTTGGACCATATGGGTCAATAATCTATCTACTTGGCTCTATGATACCTTCTAGGCCTTCTTAGATATATCTGAGATCATATCTATGGTCTATATTTGATACTAGGAATATTGCTGTATATGGTTAAAATGTTTCACATGAAACAATTGGTCTTCTATTTCCGCCGCACTTTTTCACTTTTTCACTTTTTGCACTGTGCTATTTTGATCTATATATTATTAATCGTTATGATAATATGGGAATGCTTCTGCAAGCTTAGGTCCCTCTAATCCAGAAGCCTTGTATTCTTTGATGCGATCTCTGCTAAATTGCGGATTTTCTTTTAATGGGGTTCCCCAAGTAGCAATAGATCCTTTTATTTGTTCTAAATACTCTGGAGTTTTGTAGTTATAAAATGTTCCAGGGTTGTCTTCTGCTTTAAGAATAAAGTTTGCAAATGCGTATCTTGCACCCCTAGTTACTTTTTTAACTCCATGTGCGTGTGGGCTAAATGCACCATGAATAACCAAATCTCCTCTTTCTGGTTTTATAGTAAGAGCTTTGCTGTGATCATCAAGACCAACAGCATCTTGTCTATTTCCATCTTTATTAATATTTATATAAAATACTTCTCCGCCCTCAAAGTCTCCAAAATAAGCCACTAGTCCAAAGTCTAAAGAACAACAGGTCTTCCAGATATCAATTTGAGACAATAGCTCACATTTGTTTTTTCCTGGTGAGTCTGAGTGAATAAACATTCCTAGCTCAGCTTCGTGATCTTCTGTAACTACTAAAACATTTTGTTGTGGATGCATCACATATTCTGGGTATAACAATTCACTAGCTTTTTCCCAAATTGCAAGTATGCCTGGGATGGGAGGGCTTGTTTTATCTGCATACCAGTTTATAAGAGTATCCTTGTATACGTCGCTATTTGCTTCTATTTTAGGACTGACTGCATTTTCAATAACCTTGCACTCTTCGTCGGTATAAAATCCTTTAAATAAAAATACTCCACTTTGAGTTCCGTAATCGTCTGGGAAATAAGAAACTTTAATGCAATCTTCTCTGTCGTAAAACACTATTTACTTCCTTTGCGAATAAATACCTTTTTTAAAAATTCAAAAAAGGGATTATGGAAAAATATTTTTTCAACTTTTGATTGAATTCGGAGCTCATTACTTTCATTCTTATAATGATCAGTTTGAAAGTATGGGTTATACATTTGTTTAGAAAAATGTCTTGGGCTCATACAGTAATTATAACACAAACAGGCTTAGTAGAGGGCGGACTCTAAGTAAGCCTGTCTGCTTATTTCGCTAGACTTGCTAGTGAAATTCTTATTTATTTTATAGGGTTTCTTCTGGAGAATATGAAGGAACGGGACCTAACAAAAATCCTTGTTCATGATATTCAATAAGCTTTCCAGTTTTTTCAGGATCTGCTTTGTTGGCCATAATCGTTAACATATCATAAATCCTGTGAAGCATAATATAGTTAACCATTGGTAAATTTTCTTCAATATTTTGAGACTCTTCTGGACTATCCGTCATTCTTCTCCTTTTTTGCTTTCCCAAAACTTTTCCCTGCCCATTGCATCGGTCTCTATGATCGGCATAGATTCAAAAAAAAGTTCTTCAGATTGCGTCATTTACTAATTGTACTATTTCGTTGTATTTTTGTAAACCTAAATTATTTTTATAATTACATTCTAAGCAATACAAAAATATTTCATCTTCTCCGTCTCCATTGCAAAAGAGAAGGCCCTGGTCCAGTGGGCACTCAAGCTTTGGGACCAGGCCTTCCTGTGATAAAGAGATATATTTAGATACGTATTGTATCTTTTTCAATTGTGCTCCTTATGATTTAGGGAACTCTGGAATGAGATTCCTGGCCTTGCCTATTGAGGCAGACCATGATGACCAATTCTCTCCGCCTTTGGTCATATAGTACGTTATCTCTGCGTTTGTTACTGGATCAAATAATTCCTTATTTGAAACTAATTTAAATTTTTCTAATCTGTCTATACCAAGTTCCCCCAGCATATTAATTTGAAAAATTCCATAAGATTTATCTCCAGTCTTGTGGTTGTCGTTTAAAGCCATCGGTCTCCCGTTAGACTCTACACGAGCAACAGCCCAAGCTGTTTTTAAAGCAGTTCCTTCAAATCCTACAGCCCATAATAAATCTTTTAAATCTTCAGGCGCAAGCATTTCAGAACTACTATAAGTTTCACTGCTGAACTTATTTATTATTTCTCTTTTTAGTTGTTTTTCGGTTTTTTGTATTTCTACAGTTAAAGCTTGAGAAGCCGTAGGTCCTGGCTGAACGGAAAATAAAAATAGCACTGCTAATCCTATTGCCGTCCAGTTATGAACTACATCGCTCAAACTTCTTTTGATTCTCTCCATTGGCATTCCTCCTTTAGAGATAACGAGGTTTAATCATACCATTAACATTAAATACATGTCAATTGGCAAAATGTTGACAAAACAAATTTTATAATGTTATACTTACGAAGGTTTCGGGGTTACACTGAAGAACTCAATATGCCAGATAATTTATTTCGCATAATCTTAAGTTTCTCCTTCCTATTTTCTAGAAAATAAAAATCTAGGGGGTAGGGGGGTTTGCTTAAAAAATCTAATTTCCAGATAACTAATATAAAATACTAATCATATACTATAGAATTACAGTTAACTAAAAAAAATATTAAAAGCTGTTATAGAAAAATTTATTTGATATACTTACATACTAATAAAAAATAAACAAAGAAACTGGTGCTATTAAAAATGTCAAATACTATTGCTAATCCATATGAAAATTTTATTGCCTTATCCAGATATGCAAAATGGGTAGAATCAGAGGGTCGAAGAGAAACTTGGAAAGAAACAGTAGATAGATATTTTTCTTTTATAACAAATCATTTAGAGCAAAACCATAGTTATATTCCAAATGAAAAGCTTGTTGCGGAATTAAAAAAGTTTGTATTTGAAAGAAATGTGATGCCCTCCATGAGATCTGTAATGACCTCTGGACCAGCTTTAGAAAGAGATAACGTTGCTGGATATAATTGTGCTTTTTTGCCAGTAGATTCCCCTAGGTCATTTGATGAAACCATGTATATTCTTATGTGTGGTACTGGAGTTGGTTTCTCTGTTGAATATAAATACATTAATAAGCTTCCTGCCGTACCAGAATCTTTAGAAAAATCAACTACGGTTATTACAGTAGAAGATTCAAAGCAGGGTTGGGCAAAAGCGTATCGTGAATTACTTGCTCTACTTTGGTCTGGGCAAATTCCAGCTATAGATGTTTCTAAAGTTAGGCCAGCGGGGGCAAGACTTAAGACAATGGGTGGAAGATCATCTGGACCACAACCGCTTATAAATCTTTTTGATTTTACTATTGCAAAATTTAAAAATGCTACTGGCAGAAACCTTAAACCAATTGAATGTCACGACATTATGTGCAAAATTGGTGAAGTAGTCGTAGTTGGTGGAGTTAGGAGATCAGCAATGATTTCACTTTCAAATATTAACGATATAGAAATGGCACAAGCAAAATCTGGAAATTGGTGGGAGCAAAGTTCACAACGTGCATTGTCAAATAATTCTGTAGCATACTCTCGTAAACCAGAAATGGAACAATTTATTGCTGAATGGAAATCTTTATACGATTCAAAATCTGGAGAACGTGGAATATATAATGTTGCTGCAGCACAAGCCCAAGCAGCTAAATTTGGTCGTAGAGACCCAGAAATACATTACGGAACTAATCCCTGTTCAGAGATTATTTTGCGTCCTTATCAGTTTTGTAATCTTTCAGAAGTTGTACTACGTGAAAATGATACAAAAAAAGATATTGAACGCAAGGTAGAACTTGCAACTATACTTGGAACTTGGCAATCTACTCTTACTGACTTTAAGTATCTTCGTAAGATATGGAAAGATAACACCGAAGAAGAAAGACTGCTTGGAGTTTCACTTACAGGGCAATTTGGACATAAGTTTATGTCTGGAAAAGAAGATCTGGTTGGCCTTGAAGTATTTTTAATGTCGATGCGTGACAAAGCAAGAGAAACCAATAAAGAAGAATCAAAAAAGATTGGTATACCAGAGTCCGCAGCTATTACATGCGTAAAACCTTCTGGAACCGTATCTCAATTAGTTGGAGTATCTTCAGGAATGCATGCTTGGCATTCTCCATATTATATTCGTACAGTTCGTGGGGCAAAAGGAGATCCGATCTCTACATTTTTAAAAGAAGTTGGAATCCCAGTTGAAGATGATGTAATGAAGCCAAACGATACATACGTATTTTCATTTCCAGTAAAATCACCAGAGGGTGCAATAGTTAGAAATGACTTAACAGCAATTGACCATTTAAATATTTGGTTAGTTTACCAACGTGCATGGTGCGAACATAAACCTTCTATTACGGTATCTGTTAAAGAAGATGAGTGGATGGAAGTAGGTGCATGGGTTTATAAAAATTTTGATGAAGTGTCTGGTATTTCATTCTTGCCTCATTCAGAACACACATATAGGCAAGCTCCATATCAAGAAATTTCAAAAGAAGAGTATGAGGATTTAGTAACAAAAATGCCTAAAGATATCCGTTGGCAAGATTTGTCTTTTTATGAAACCGAAGACGGCACTTCCCCATCAGCTACGCTTGCCTGCAGTTCTGACGGCAATTGCGAACTTGTGGATATATCCTCTTAATGGTAGAATTATAGAATTGGGTAAAACCAAAATTCATGGGCAAACCCGCCCACGAGGAGATGATATAAAATGGCTATCAAAAAATTTGATAAAGCTGATTTAAATAAAGATGGGAAAGTAACTATGCAAGAGCAAATCTTATCAGCACTTGGAACATACGGAAGAGCATTCTTGGCAGCAGCCACCGCTCTATATATGACTGGCAATACAAATCCAAAGGATTTAATTGCGGCTGGAGTAGCAGCAATTGCCCCAGTAATTCTAAAGGCTTTAAGCCCAAGCAATAAAGAATTTGGATTTATCGCTAAATAATTATTAGTTGATTAGAAACCTCCCTGTGCTAAAATATGGTACAGGGAAGTTTTATTTTAGGGGTAAAAAATGGCAGCTCAAAAAAATTTTCAAGTTGATGAAAATTCAACATTTAGCTTTGAAGTTCAATATCTTGATGAAGATAACGAGCCAATTCCCCTACATTCATTTACTGCAAAAATGCAGGTTAGAGATACACAAGGTGGAAAAAAGCTAGCATTCACTTTATCAAATATAGATGGACTTTATATAACCCCAGTAACTGGCAAAATAACAGTATCAGTTTCTCCAGATAGAACAAAAAAATTATTTTATCCAAAATCTGCATATGATTTAGTAATTATTGATCCAAGTAATAATGTAACAAGACTTTTAGAAGGATATTTAACACTTAACAGGGCGGTAACACTATAATGGCAACCCGTTTAATTGTTACGGAAAATAATCCTCTTATAGTAGTAAGAGCCTCAGGATCCCCTGGAAGAACAATTGTCAGCGGAGCTGGAAACCCATCTGATACATTAGGGGTACCAGGCGATTTTTATTTTGATACAATTTCAACAAGATTCTGGGGTCCAAAGTCAAATTCAACAAATACATGGAATATCCTACAGAGTTTTATTTTAGACAAAAAGGTATCATTTCTTCACTCTTGGGAATTAGCTCAGCTATCTGGGCCTTTAAATGGGGTCTATTCTTTAGAGATAAATCACAACCTTGGGTTTCACCCAAACGTTACGGTCATGTCTAGCTCAGGCGACGTATTGGAAACGGGAATAGACTATAATAGTATTAATAAAATTACGCTGACAATGGCACAGCCGTTTTCGGGGACAGCATATCTGTCATAAGGGAGAAGGACAATGGCAAAAAAGTTTTTAGTTAGTATTGATCTCAATAAAAATGAGTTACTCAATGCTAGAATACAAAATCTCGGAACAGCACCATCAAATCCAGTATCTGGTCAATTATACTACAACAATTCTACAAACATTGTTTACTTCTGGAATGGCTCCGAGTGGATATCTACCTCTGGCTCACTTGAAGTTATCCAAGATGCAATTGGTGCATATGTTGAAGGTGGCGTAGGGTTAAGCAAGTCATATAACGATACAACTGGCACAACAACTATAGATTTAGATAATACAGCAGTAACAGCAGGCACATACGGATCAATTACAAAAGTACCAACATTTACAGTAGACCAACAAGGTCGTTTAACATCAGCAAGCGATACAAATTTAGTTATACCACTTAATACGCAAACAACAGGTGACTATGTAGCAACTATTGTTGGAACAGCAAATGAAGTTACGGTTTCTCCAAATAGTGGACATAATGCCGCAGTAACAATTGGCTTACCAGACAATGTAGAGATTACTGGAAACTTACAAGTTGGCGGCAATTTAAATGTTATTGGAACTGTTAACTCTGTAAACACAACACAGATTAACATTGAAGATAATAAGTTAAAGCTTAATAGCACATTTACTGGAACTCCAACAACCGATGCAGGAGTAGTCGTAGAGCGTGGAACATTAACAGATACAGAAATTTTATGGAATGAGACCTCCGACAAGTGGACACTTACAAACGACGGAACTAATTACCATGCAATTGCAAGAAAATTTGCACAAACCCTAGGTGCTTCAGCAACATCTTATAGCGTTACCCATAATTTAAATACATCTGACGTAACAATTCAAGTTTTTGAATCAGCTTCTCCATATTCCCAAGTAGAAGTAGATGTACAAAAAACAGATTTAAATTCAATTACGCTTAACTTTGCTACAGCACCAACAGCTGGAGAATATAGAGTAGTAGTAGTAGGATAATAATGTCAAGGCAAATGCTTGTTCCACTAAGACTGCTAGCTCTTACAGCAGACCCATCTTTTGGGCAAGAAGGCGAAATTTATATTAATACAACAACAAAAAATTTGCGTGTTCATAATGGACAGACATGGATAGAGTTAACTCCACCTAGTACTGACCCAACTCCATTTTATATGCATACTCACACATTTGATGGAGATGTACACACAATTGATATTCAAAATAAAGTTGAATTTAAAGATCTTATAAATCCAAATGTACCTCAAGTAATTTTACCTCAAGTTATAGGTTATGATGGAGGATCTCCAGCAGACACTTTGACAAACCCTACATGGGCAGATCAAAACTTATTTGATGATGGCCTATACGATGGCAGCACAGAAGCAGAAGAAGAGATAATTGGTGGTGGAGGTTCTACAGACTTCTCAGCACCTTCATTAGATGGAGGAAATTCATAATGGCATATAAAATACAACTACGAAGAGACTTAGCATCAAACTGGACAGCCAATAATCCACTGTTAAAAGATGGAGAAATTGGAATAGAAACAGATACGCTTAAATTTAAAATAGGAAATGGTTCTTCTAGATGGAACAGTCTTGCATTTTATGCTTTTAAAGTTGGGTCTGCAAATGGAGTAGCAACATTAGATGCTTCTGGTAAAGTCCCACTTTCTCAACTTCCAGATCAAGTGTCCTTAGATGCAGAAGCAACAATAGCAGTTTCTAACGCATTGGCTGGTATAACAACAACAAATGTTTCAGAGGGATTAAATAAATATTTCACAAATGCAAGAGCAATTGATGCAGTAAGTGGTTCATACGACACTATAGGGTCTGCCAGTAATGCACAAGCAGCAGCTATAGCTTCTGCAAGTTTAGACGCAACAAATAAACTTAATACTGCGGTTGCCTCATCTAGCACATTTACAACTAATTCAATTGCCGCATTAACAACTAGCGGTATTACAGAAGGAACAAAGTTATTTTTTACAGATGCCCGTGCTAAATCAGCTGTGGCAGCAGATATTCAATCTGCAGTTGCAAATGCAACTATTAGTAATTTAAATCAATTTACTACAAGCAGTCTTTCAGAAGGAACAAATCTTTATTTTACAAATGCACGTGCAGTTTCCGCAAATGCTTCTTCAAGAACATCTTTATTAATTTCCGTAAATCAATCTATTGATGATTTAAGATCAGAAGTTGCTAGCTCTTATATTCCTCAATCGGATAGAAACATGCAAAACGGAGTCGCTGGACTGGATGCTTCTTCTTTAATACCATTATCATTAATTCCATCTTCTATAGCAAGAACATCAGATATTTCCGCAGCAATAGCAAGTCTTGTAAATGCAGCCCCTACTTCTTTTGATACACTTAAAGAAATATCAGATTATATTGCTACAGACCAGTCAGCAGGAGCAGCTTTAACAACATTAGTTGGGACTAAGTTAAATTCATCAACTGCATCTTCTACCTATGCTCCTATTTCTTCACCCACTTTTATTGGTACTGTTACAATCCCAGCAGGCGCAGTTATTTCTGGATATTCTACCGCTGCTGATTTATTAACTAATTTAAATTCAGCAAAAAGCTACACTGATTCCGCAGTAACTGGTATTAATAACTCACTTGGTTCATATGTTGAAGAAGCAGATAGAAACTTATCAAATGGTTTTGCAGGTTTAGATTCTGGTGGTAAAATATTAGAGTCTGTATTACCTTCAACAATATCAGCATCTATTACGGCAGCACAAACTGCAGCAAATGCCAACATAAATGGAACTTATACTAATGGAAGTTCTTCTTCTAGCATTAACAAAATTACTTATGGAACGGGAGCCACTCCCCCTTCAAGCGGAAATGCCGCTGGAGATATTTACATTCAATACTAGGGAGGCCAAATGCCGCTAAATATTTTTGACGGTTCTAATTGGAATCCTTTCAAAAAAATACAAATTCATGATGGCACTAGCTGGAATGAATCTAAAGCAGCGCATATTTGGAACGGATCAGAATGGAAAATTTTTTCAACTGGAGTACCAACAAACACAGAAGCTCCAGTATTTTCACAATCAGTTATTGGTGGTGGAGTAGAGCAAACGGTCTCTGTCAGTACTGGCATTTGGGATAATAGCCCAACTAGCTATAGATATGTTTGGGAAGTTGCACAATACTCTAATGCAGGATTCAATAATTGGACGCCTCTTTATTATAATGGTGTAGCTCAAACAGCATCAAGTGCATATGTTGATTTGACGCATGTAGGATATACAATAAGGGCAAAGGTGTATGCTATAAATGCCTCTGGTGAATCTAGTCCGTACACCGTAACTACGGGAATGATTTTTGGACCATCAGCGCTTCCATTTTTAACCGCATACGTTGTTTCAAGCGGAAGAGTTTACATGCTTTGGGAAAAGTCAAAAGGTGCAAATGGTTATACGTTGCAATACCAAGGACCAAATGTTCCATTTACAGAATTAACTCTTCAAGAAAATAATCAAGAGCCAGGAACAGATGTGGGACAACTTTACGGAAATAAATATTTAGATTTTGGTCCAACTACTAGCGGATCACTTGTAATAGGTCTTTTCCCATTTAGTTCAAATAACCCTCTGTCTAATGCAATCCCAGGAGTAAATCTTTCTGGTCCTGGAAAAAATGCAACCATTAATGAACTTAGAACACTAAGAGCTCCAGTGCTTAATACACCTACAATTTCACGTGTGCCCGCTCAAGTAAATGCTGCCGCATCATTATTAACAGTAAGTGTTTCTTTTGCTGATGCTGGAGAGCCAGCAGCCAGTTTGTCGTATTCATGGACTAATGGAAGCACTACAAACACCTCAACTGTTGCTGATGACGGAACAACACAGTATTGTACGGTTACCGCAACAAACTCACAAGGATCAGACTCAAAGGTAGCCAGCTACACAGTTCCAGGTGTTACGTTGCAGCCACCAGTTGCAAGCGCAAGCACTAGTTTAGTTTATTTTGGTGGAACTAGTTGGCAAGTAAATGGAAGTTATTCAAATAGCGGAGGAGCTGCAACTTCTACAAACTATTACTTTGTTTCGGCAGGATATCCTGGAACTCAATGGAATACTCAAACTTATGTAATAGATCCAAATGATTATGGGCGTAATATTACATTTTATGTAACACTATCAAACGCAGCTGGTAGCTCTTCCGCACAAAGTGCTACTACTGGACCAAATGATCCTGTTGGACCTTTGCCACCGTTCTTTCCACCAACTTTTAAATCTCCAACGTTTCCATCAGTTCCACCATTCTTCCCACCAACGTTTGAACCAGTTCCACCATTCTTCCCACCATCATTTAAAGCGCCGTTCTTCCCACCAACGTTCTTTGATCCGCCATCGTTTTTCGTACCGCCGTCATTTAAGGCGCCGTTCTTCCCACCAACGTTCTTTGATCCGCCAGCGTTTTTCCAACCGCCGTCATTCTCTACCAAATCACAATATAAGTGTTTAGCTCCAGAGACTCAAGTATTCACAAAATCAGGGTGGAAATTTGCTAAAGACATAAATATTGGAGATACCCTAATTACAATTTCAGACCATGTTATTAATAATGATTTATTAATTGAAAATAAATCAATGATTAATTTACCACAAAATGTTGAGTTTAAAGAAACCACTGTATACGCAGTAGCAGAAAAATCGGAAAAACTTATTTCATTCAATAACGGCGGTAAGAATATATCAATAAAGCACCCAGTCTTTGTTAAAAATGATACAGAAACAGTCTGGAAACACTCCGAAGATGTTCAAATAGGAGACGCTCTTGTAAAAATAGACCCAAGCGGCTTAGTTTCTTATACTATAGTTGACAGCATAGAAATTGATGAATCTGCCTCAAAGGTTTACGACATCAGAACCTCTGGAATTCCTTGGTTTATTACTAAAGATTTACTAGTTATAGCCTAATTAAAAAAAAATTACGGTATAATAATCCTATAAGATATTTTTGCGGAGGTCATAAATGGCAACAAATTTTCCAACAAGTTTAGATTCACTTACTAACCCAAATGCAACGGACCAACTTAGTTCCCCGTCTCATTCACAACAACACTCAAACTTAAACGATTCTGTAGAAGCAATTGAATCAAAGCTTGGCGTTAACAACTCAACCGATCCAAACTCAATTCAATATAAGGTTTCGCACCTTGAGACAGCAGTAGGAGATATTGGTAACTCACTAGATGTTACTATGGAGCTTTTAGGTCTTGAAGGAAACAACGATTTAACTGTAACTGGGATAGAGAATAAAACAACTCTAGACTCTTTTAACAAAGCAGTTTTTAGAACATTAAAGTACAACTTACAAATATCTAGAGGTTCATCTTTTGAAACTTCTGAATTTTTAGTTCTCAATGATGGAACAGATATTCACGTATCTCAATCAAACATTATTTCTAACTCAAATAGTTCTTTAGGAAATGTAACCTTTGAAGGAAATTCAGGTATAATAGGATTATGTGTCACCCCAACGGCTGGCGCAATTACTGCTAGATATATCAGAACCGCAATAAAAATATAAGCAGTAAAAGGAGTCGTAAACAATGGCAACAGTAGTCAAAAATTTTAGAATTAAATCAGGCCTTGTAGTTGAAGGCACAACAGGCACAATCAATGGCCAAAACATCCTCACAGAGACAGGTGCAGATACCTACATCCTAAATCTTGTTGGAGGAGCGACACTTGTAAAATCAGTTGAAGCCGCACAACTTGAAGTTAGTGGCGCTGGTAAACTTTCTGTAAAGGCAAATGTATTTGATGCCTACGGATCAGCAGCAACAGCACGGACTGCAGCAGAAGCAACAGCATCAGCAGATGCAACATCTAAAGCAAACGCCGCAGCATCTTCTGCAATATCTGCAGCATCAACAGATGCAACCACTAAGGTAGCAGCAGAAGCAGCACTTAGAGTATCAGGCGACGCAGCTTCAGTTTCAACTGCAGCAGCTGACGCAACATCAAAGGCCAATGCAGCTCAAGCAGCAGCAATTTCTGCAGCAGAAGCAGATGCTACAACTAAGGCTAATGCAGCAAAGTCAGGAGCAGAAGCTACTGCAGCAGCAGCACTTTCAACTGCAATCTCAACAGAGGTTACAAACCGTAATACAGCAATTTCAACTGCAGTAGATTCATTAGTAGACGGTGCACCAGCACTTCTTAATACATTAAATGAATTAGCAGCAGCAATTAATGATGACGCTAATTACACAACAACTCTTACATCAGCGCTAGCAACAAAGGCTAATTCAGCTGATGTTACAACAGCAATTGCAACTGCAAAGTCAGAAGCAGCTACAGCAGCAGCAGCAGACGCAGCATCTAAGGTATCTGCAGAAGCAGCCCTCAGAGTATCAGGAGACGCAGCCTCAGTTGCAACAGCAGCATCAGACGCAACTACAAAAGCTAACGCAGCAAAGGCTGGAGCAGAAGCAACAGCAGCAGCTGCTAACACAGCTCAGCAAGCAGGAACAACAGCATTTACAGCGCTAAACGTAAATGATCAGGCAAAGCAGATTGCAGCCTCATCATCTGGTACAGCATCGGTTGCTGGAACAGCTTATGAGTGGGCAAAGGCAGATTATCGCTCAGCCAAGGTTCTTGTTAAGATCGACAACGCAACACACAATGAAGTTTCAGAAGTTTTAATAACACTAGATGCATCAGATAACGTAGCAATTACAGAATATGCAATTGTCGGAACTAATGGATCAAGAGGAACTATTACAGCAGATGTATCAGGTTCAAATGTAAGAATAAGAGTAACTCCAGTAGATAACTCAACAGTTAAAGTATCTGGAACACTTCTTAAATAATTAAATAAAAGGTATGGGGTCCTTCCAAAACCCCAACAAAACACTTAGGGGATATGTGAACTTAAATGGCAACAGTAAATAAGAACTTTAAAGTTAAGAATGGACTAAATGTCGCAGGGACTGCTACGTTTGAGTCTAATGTTGTATTAGGGTCTACTCCCTTAAGATTTGATACCGTAACAAACAAATTACAAATTCAGCTAAATGGCCAATGGATGCCAATAGCTTTAAATTCAGAAGTTCCAGACGAAAATACAATGATCAATTTAATGGACGTAGGTCTTGCAATTGATTACAATGGTGAACCAATCTATACAATTCAAGCTAATGGGGTATCTACAACAGCAACTAAATTTGCTGATGGCGGAAGCCCATCAACTCCAAATTATGGAATGGTCTTTGATTCTGGGAACGTAGACTGGGAATCAACCCCAGATATAAGCTTCATGGATATAGGTCTTGCAATTGATTATAATGGTCTACCAGTATATACAGTTCAAGGTAACGGTGTTTCAACATCGGCAAATAAATATGCCAATGGTGGATCCCCAAGTACTTTAGTATATGAATTAACTTTTGATTCAGGCGCTTTAGTATAAAAAATATAATGGTATAATAATCTAATACAAAGGTAACAAAGGGAGAAAAAAATGTCAACAGTAAGAATTCAAGTTAGACGAGGATCAGAAACAGATTGGTCTGGAGTCAATCCAATACTTGCAGCAGGAGAACTAGGCGTTGTAACAGACACTAGAAAAATTAAAGTTGGAGATGGATCCACCGCATGGAATTCCCTTTCTTACATAGCAGCAGATGCACCTGAAATTGGAGAAATTTCACAAGACGCAATCAATACAGCACTGACAATGGGTGCAGGTTTAACAAAGACCTACAATGATGGCGCAAATACAATTACAATTAACGTAGACAGCAACGTTGTTGCTCTTAAGTCATACGTAGATTCAGCAGTAACTGGACTTACAAATTCAACAGCCAGTACATACTTAGAGAACGCAGATCGTGGAGCAGCAAACGGAGTAGCATCATTAAATGCTAGCACCAAGGTTCCAGAGTCTCAATTAGACTTAACTGCACTTACTCAAAATATTACAACATCAGCTGATATTAGTGCAAAAGATTTGTCACTTACTGGTAACCTAACAGTTAACGGTACTACAACAAGCATTTCAACAGCAAACTTCACCACAGAAGACGCAATGATTGCACTTGCAGATTTAAACGCTGGAAATACCCTAGATCTAGGATTCCACGCAAAGTTTAATGATGGAACCACACAATATTCAGGATTAGTTCGTGATACTTCTGATAATAAGTGGAAATTGTTCAAAGGAGTAACTTCTCAACCAGGAACAACAGTTGATTTTACACAAGGCACATTAGATGACCTTGCTGTTAAAAATGTGACTGCTACAAATATTAATGCAACAGCACTTACAACATCTGGTTCAATATCTACAGCAGGATTAGTATCTTCTGCAGCAATTCAAGGCCCAGTAGCGGCAACTTCATTGACAGCACCAGATAACTTCTTGACAAGATCACATATTACAGCTGGATCTATTAATGATAGTAAGATTGCATCAGATGCAGAAATTGCTCAAAGCAAAGTTTCTGGTTTGGTAGCAGCATTAAGCGACAAGGCTCCAAAAGCATCACCAACATTTACAGGTACAGTAGTTCTTCCAGCCACAACCTCTATAGGTAATTTATCTTCTACAGAGATTGAATATTTGGCTGACATTACTTCATCCGTACAAACTCAGTTGACAGCAAAAACAACTGATTTGAATACTCATAATACGACATCAACAAACGTACACGGTATATCTGATACATCACTACTTGCACTTAAGTCAGAGGTTGCTGCGGTAACACCAGCTACACTTGGACTTGGAAATGTAACTAATACATCAGATGCTAACAAGCCAGTATCAACAGCACAAGCAACAGCAATTGCAACTGCAAAGTCAGAAGCAATTGCAGATGCAACATCACGGGTTACAGCAGTAATCGGTGGTGCAGCAGCAGCATTTGATACTCTTGGAGAACTTGCTACAGCACTTGGAAATGACGCAAACTTTGCATCAACAGTGACAACAGCACTAGCTGGTAAAGTTGCATCATATACACCAATTGTTGCAAAGACAGCAAGCTATGCTTTATCTACTCTAACTGAGAGAGATTCATTAATTGAGGTGGATTCAACAGACCCAGTTACAATCACAATCCCATTAGACGCTACAGTAAATTATCCAGTAGGAACTTCTCTAGATATTCTTGGAGTAAACACTGGTTTGATCACAATTGCAGGAGATACTGGAGTAGTAGTTAACGCTACACCTGGTCTAAAACTTCGTGCTCGGTGGTCATCTGCAACACTATTTAAGCGTGCAGCAAATTCATGGGTAGTTTATGGAGATCTTAAAGCGTAATTAGTTTTAAAATTAAACAATAAATAAGGGAGAAAATTAAAAATGGCATCAGGCAAAAAAGCAGGAAAACACTCACAGTCATCTAACGACTTTTTAGAGCCGTTAGCACCAACAATCGTAGAGGTTACTAGCAATGGAGTTGGACGAGCATATGGTGATGGACAGGTAACTGTTTCATTTACCTTGCCAGGAAACTCACCATTAGCAGATACTTACACAGCATCTGGTTATGATAGTGTTAGTCAAACAACCAAGACAGCCACAGGAAGTTCTTCTCCCTTAACAATAACAGGATTTAGTTCTAATATAACTTCAAATATTACTGTTATTGCAACTAACTCATACGGCAACTCTTTAGCATCAGCCGCAGTTACATCACCAAATATAACTACAGTTCCACAAATTCCATCAGCACCATCAGCTACAGCACAAACTAACCAAGATTATGTTTCTTGGGTAGCACCAGCAAATGGTGGATCTGCAATAACTGGTTACACATTGCGGTCTTCAGATGGGCCAACATATACAACCGCTGCCTTAGATTACACTTTATCTGAATCAGCAAATACATCTCAAACTTACACAGTAAAAGCAACTAACGCAAATGGAGATTCTGCTTATTCTCCAGCATCAAATCAA